CTATGAAAATTCTAAAATTAGCTTCAGCACCCTTAGTTCGCCATCCAGGGTGTTGTTGGTTAAGTCGCGCGACACGCGGATTACCAGGTCGCAATCTTTTAAATTACTATTATACCCTATCGGACTAATCGTATTGGATGTTGAAGATATGTCAACCAGGTCTTTCGTGTTGGTTCTTAAAACCAATTCTTCCTCGATCGAAAGCATAAAAAAATTAATTGTAGTCGGAATCACCTGATAGGAAGCTGACACTTTCATAAATGCCTCAACATTCGTAAAAATGAAGGCAGGGGTATAGAACAGCATCCTTGCGGTGAATTGCGTGGGGCGCGAGGTGAGGTGTGGGATACGTACGTAAGCAACCTCTTGCTGCCGCTCACTGAATGACAGGGAGCTATTCATTGTATCTGGCAAATAGGTGGCCGCATTAGTAGCCGGCAGCATAAACTGATGCGGAAATATGTGCACCTCACGGGGTATTGTTTGTTTGGCTTTTAACATTTTACTAAAGGCATAAAACACTATCCGGACAGCGTCCAGATAGTGTTGGTCTTGATTGTTAATATGAATAAAGCAGAACGATTTCGTCCGTGGTTTCGAGTACGTAAGGAAGCTTAATTGTAAGCGTAGTTCCTGTACGGCTCCATCTTTCCGAGGTGGTGGTTGGGTTACCTTCGGGTATAAATGCGCCGTTTACGAAAACTGCAACAGGCACAGCTGTAGATGGCGTGTGGCTAAATGCAGTAGTGATATTCAATGCTGTGTTAATAGCCGCGCTTTTGTTAGTAAGAATGTCCTGCTGGCCTGTTAGTTTATCCTGAAGCTGCGATATTTCTTTAGTTCCTTCTTTAATCAATCGTCCAGTCACGCCGTCAAACACAGCAATACGGTCGTCATGTGCCGATGAGGGGCCTACTACGGTGCCGTTGGATGTAAATCTGATCACATTCCAGTTGTCGCCTACTGCGGCGTGGGTGCCTGCCGGTGAGCCGTCGAGCTTACACACTATGTGGTCGCCGGCACTAACGATGAGACCTGACGCACCGCCTATTTTGCCGCTCACGGCTATCTCGTACGTCCAGCCTTTGTCGGCAGCAGGATAGTTTGGATTGGTGCTACAGTCGATAGCATCCTGATACACCATTGCATTTTGCGCGCCAATGATCTGATCGATGTACGCCTTTATGGCCTGTGCAGTAGCCAGTTGCGTTTGTGATACCTCATTTACCAGCAAGTCAATATTCACACTAAACCCGGTGCTGAGCTGATCGCCGCCGGTGCCTGCCCACACAGGCACATTTCCGTTAACGCTGCTGGCTGACTTCTTTACCTGTGCATCATTGGTTACGTTGCCCAGCCCTACCTGCGCTTTTGTAACAGCGTGCGGGTTGCTGGTATTTGTCACGTGGGCGTTGGGTGCGTACACGCCTGTGTGCAGGTGGTTGCCTAAAGCCACGTTGGATGCTCCTGTCCCGGTGTCTTTCGTTGCTGCATTGCCCAGTTCGAGCGATGCGCGAGCGGCTGCCTTATCGGGCAGGTCGCTTAGGTTGTTGGTTTTTAACAGGAAATCGCCAAACTTCTCGACAAGTCCCTGTATTTGTTTCATTAAAAGCATTTTTGCCTCCTTGTTTTAGTTTTCATAATTAAATAATTCTATTTCTACGTGATCTCCATTTTCTAATTCAAACTTTGCGTTGAAGGGTATCCACACGACGTTAGTAACCCCTGGTTCATACGTCAGCGCATTATTAGGGCCCGTGTTGGTATATTTTAGTCCGTTTACATACATGTTCACGTTGTCGCCTTCGAGCAGTATTACCCCAATCTCAAGGTGTTTAGTGTCATAATTGTAATTAACCTCATCCACTACGAGCTGCACCTCGGCACGTACGGTTTGCCCATTCACTGCACGGGCTTTGGTAAGTTTCCAGCGCTTTTGCTGAATAGCTGCTACGTCGATCACGCCTGGGATATCGATAATTGCTTTCAGTTCGTCGCCATCCTGAAGCAGCAGGTCATTGATGAAAATAGGTGCCTCGGTGTTGCAAAGCCAATAATCGCCTGAGAGCGCGCTGTGCATTATCTCCTCATTACCTATAGGTATTACACCTCGGTTATTGTCGATAATAAGTGCATCATTGTGCAGTTGCTCTTTGCGCAGGCGTCTCAGGTCGTTGTTCATAGTGTGTAAAGTATGTCGATTATATCGTTACGGCGAAACATGAGTTGCAGGCCGGGGTTGAGGGTAATTACCGTGTTATTCGTCAAATAGCTATACTTATAGTCGTAGCCGTCATAGTTGGCGCCCTGCTTGCCGGCATAAGGCACTCTGTTTACGTTAAAAAATACCGGTTTTACTACGCCCGCCATTGTAAATGTGCCGCCCTCTTCGCCATCGTAGATGAATCGCTCCTGGATCAACGCTTTTTGTTTGCTGTTGACTATAGATGTGAGTTGCGCAATAGCTTCAAATACGCTCGCCTCCTCATCGTACTTCACTTTAGCAGCCGACAGTCTTTCGATGCCCATGAGGGTATGCAGCATATCGCGTATCTGTTCGGCGGTATAGTGCCCGGCGGGCCCGGTGATGTCGGCAATAGCTATCAGGTCAATCCAGCTCTCGCCGCCCACATAGCGCCATTGTATGTGCGTAGCGCCTTCGCGCAGCTCCACCTCACTACCTGCCAGGCCACGCAACCCTTGTATGCCGGGTGTGCCCTGTAGCTCTGTGAGCTGAATCAATATTTTCCATAGCGTCTCGCCCTGGTATCTCCATTCTATTGCCGATGCTCCGCGACGTATCTCTACCGTTCGGCCATCGGCACCGGAGGGTCCCTGCACCGGATCGTCGTCAACGATGTTCATCAACGAATCTATTAGGTCGCCAAATTCCTGTTGTGTGGGTTTGTCGCCAGTCTCGAAGTATGTTTTTAATACATTCCTGCTTTTTTGTGCCATTTTATTCTTTTTTTATGTTGTAATAAAGTCCGACTGAATGATCCAATACCCGATGCCCTCTTTCTTTTCGATAATAGCAGAGGCAGGTATGAGCTTATAATCTGCAAAATACTTGACCACACGCTTATCGCGCACATGGGGCAGATTTAACACATCCCCTGGCGCCGGATCGTCGGTAATGTTGCGGTTGTTGATGCGTGCTATTTCAAATGCTGCATCGGCGCTGCCGCAGTATTGCAATGCTATGTCGAATAGCGTTTGCCCTTGTTTTACTATTATGCTCATAGTACCCAGCTTATGCCATCAAGGATTACACTGATATTCAGGTAATCTTCTGCAACTTTTAGTTTTCCTGAAGGCTCAGCTATGATGTTAAAGCCCGCTGCACCATATATTTTTGTAGCCTGCCCGGGCGCATAGGCTGCCGGCACATTGGCGAAGTATCGCGATGAAGCGTCATCGCCTATTATGTCGCCACGAAGGAAGGCCTGTTTACCAACCACGCGGTAATACACTTTTGCAGAATCCCATATCCAGTTGTTGATAGTCGGCAGCTCCACCCATCCGGTGTCGGGTACCTGCGTTTGCTCCTGTATGATCTCCATCACCGATTTGGCATCTCGTAAATAAAGCTTGCCGGGCAGTGGTTCCGGATCAGGCTGTGCAGCAAGTTCGCCATAGCTATCATCCCACGTGTTGCGGAACTCGGTTTGATTATCCGAAAGTAAAAACTGCTTTTCGCCCATCGGGTTGTAAATCTGTTTTTTGCGGATGTGGGGCTGAAATACGCCAAATGAGCTTACTTCCTGCGCAGGCACATAGAGTACTTCGCCATCCATCATTACCAAACCTTGTGTCACGCTGTATTTCCCGGCGGCCACGGTAAGGATGCAGCCGGCTATGATGTACATGCTGCGCCCCGCGGCAAAGGTACTGCCGAGCTGTATTAGTACCTGTTCTATGTTATCCTGGACAAACTTAAGGTCGGTTTGCCATAGGGGCATATAAGTGTTGTCGTTATAGGTGATCAGTCGTTTCATTGTGCGTCAAATTTAAGTGTATATGTTTTGCCGGCCTGCTTGTAGGTATCCACCATTTGCCGGATGAGTATTGTCTTTTTTTGTAAATGAATCGGGCAGGTAACGATAAAGTCGTATTCGCCAAAATATGCGGGAGGCTGGCCTATGTAGAACTGGTTAGTTACTTCGGCATTGGTTGCCAGGTAACTCTGATGTAAGTTGCCGCGGTTGGATATATATCTGTCGTCGGGTATCACTGCGTCAATGATGGTAATGCGCCCGCCAAACGGATCAAAGGTATCGTTGAGAATCTTGCGCAACAGATACACCTGTCCGTTGTGCGCCAGCCTGATTTCGGTAACACGCCTGAACTCCGTAAACCTGCGATGTGCAGCTACGGCCTCGCCCTGCAGCACACTAATGAGCTGCTGCAGGATGGGCGTGCGCATGATAAATGGCAGGTTATCGTCGCGCAGCGTATCGAAGTTAACTGAGTACATAGGTAATATTTTTTAATGTTGATACAAAAGCACCGCCGTAGCTGTTGTAGTTGTTGCCGCTAACGGTTACCACCTGACCGTCTTCACGGGTTACCTCCACATTGTGCAATGTAACATCAAGCACTCCTGGCACTGCTTGTATGGCGTCTAACAGCTTCGTTTTGTTCATTGTACCGTTATAGACAATCGAGGCCAGGTAAGCATCAATAGCGGCCTCTACCGGCGTGGTGCCGTCGGCCAGCAGTGTTCCCTGGCTGCTGTAGAGCTGTGCGTCGATGTCAACAGCAATAGTAGGCAATACGTCATCGGCGGCGCGGCTTACGATGCTGATGTGGGTGCCGGCAAACTTGCGGTCGCGCACATAGGCACGCAGCGCGGTCATCTGGTCGCTCTCATCGCCCAACACAGCAAAGTCAGCTGCGTTCACTTTTATGAGCAAGCTGGGATACTGCTCCACAATAGCGGCATAATATACCAACTGCTCCTCGTGATACTGGTACGACATGATCAGATCGTGATACCAGGCGATGGTTCCCGGAAACTTTTGTAAAATAAGCTGCCGAATGTCCTGCTCATAGCTCTCCTGCTGCCAGCTTACAGTAGCCATGCTGGTAGCTAATACGTTGATGATGTTAGCCTCAACGCTAGATGCCGGGAAATAGGCATCAAACAGGCCGCCTGCCGGAAATCCGTAAGCATTCGCAAGCAAATAATTGCCCATAAAGGCTACCTTCATCGTTTCGGCTACTTCTGCTATCATTTTCATATCTCAATAATGATTTCGTTATCAATAATCTTAACTACCTGTGCCGGCACCATTTCGGCCTTTAGCATCTGCTTTATTTTGCCATGCAAAAACGGATCGGTGCGCCCGTTTACAGCCATTTTCAGGTTGGCGCCAATCAGCGGGGCGTGTTTCAGCTCGCCGGCGGCACTCATCATAACCACCTCGGCCACGTCCTCGGTGTTGTTGCCAAGCTGGAGGCTCCCGCTGCGTATCAGCAGGTCGCCCGTTTCTGTATTTCGTAGTATGCCTGTCATTAATAAAATCGTTATCCGTTAATCGTTTCAAGGTTCATTGCGATCCGCCAGCAGGCGGAGAAGCAATCTGCCAGCTTGCTTCCCCTGCGTCTTCACGTTATGGTCCCGGTTCCTGGAGCCGTGGTAGCTCCGATTTCTTCCGGCGGGATATCGGTAGTTGATACCGGTATGCCAGGGGCAACTGTTACCGTACCCGTTTTCACATACACATCTATTGCATCAGCCAGCCGCTGGGCAAACTCATCAAAGCTTGCACTCTCCTTAGTTTTCATGTCGAGCATTAGTGCCTTTATGGTTGTCTGCAATCCTATTTTATCGAGTGCCATGTTTTTTATTTTACCTAAATAGTTGGTTTATCTTCTGATCTATTAACACCAGCTTGGCCACTGTACTTGGTGCCATGCTGCCCGGCCCCACCGGCGTGGTGATGATTGCTGCCTTTAATTCTGCGATAAGCTCATTTAGTGCCGTCTTCAATCCGTAGGCTCCGTTCTTTATTGTGAACTTGCTTCCCGACACCTTCGCCACAGCTTCGCCAATGTTCATTTCTACCTCGCCATCCTTAATGGTTATCTTCGTTTTGCCCATAACCAGCTCTGCAGTATCCTCCTGCACCAGCAGGGTAGTTTCGCCTATCACCAGCTCCACCTTTTCCACTTCCGAAAACAGGCTCACGAAGCTGTCAACCTCCGAGAGCTTGCTCACCAGCACCTTGCTGCCCTTCACGGGCGTTATCACGAGGCCAATGGCATCGCTGATGTTGGTGTTGAGCCTCACCTTTTTAAGCGGTGCACCGTCCAATGGCAGCACATCGCAGGTGCGACCGTTAACCATCTCCACCTCGGCCACAAAGCTGTCCGTGGCCTTTTCTCCGGCTATGCGGCGTATGGTTTCTATTATCGTTTCCATTACTTAATCTCCGCTCCTAATGTTATGGTTTGGTGGTAGCCGCTCAGGCCGTAGTCGTAGGTTACGGCGTCCACCACAAACTGCTTGTCGTTGCGCTCGGTGTGTTCGTCATCGTAGTAATGCACAATATCGCCCTTGCTTACCGAAGGCTCTGCGAAGGCCGTAAAGGTGCCTTCCATTTTGTCCACTTTAAAGGTTTTTAGCATGTCGGCGGCATAGGCTTTCAGATCGGCCACGCTTTTGGCGCCCGGAACCATAAAGGTACGCACACCGGCATCGGTGGCATCCTCCGGTTCCTTTGCTTCCAGCTTGGTATTGTCCTGCAATATCACCTTAGCCACTATCTGTACTTTCACATCCTCGGCCAGGGTGTATTTCAAATTGTCTTTCACCACATTTTTACCCCACTTAAACTTATGCGTTTCGATAGCCCCGTCTTGCATCAGCATCGTATGTGCCAGGGTGGCATAAAAGGTATCGCCCCTGAAAAAGAAGCGTACCGGGTAGTTTTTCATAAAGTAATCCAGTACCCCGGCTACAGTGTTCTCGCCGTTAATACGCACTTCTCCAAAGTTTACATCGGCACTTACCACCTTGTAAGCTCCCAGGAACTCGGCGGTAAAATCGCCCATCGTGAGGCTTTCGTAGTACTTGTTGGACAGGGGCATCTGCTTTAGCTTCCAGGCTTCGTTTTCGCATTCGATAGTTACCGGAGTGCCGGTTTTAACGGCAGTTAAATAGCCTTTAAATACCGTTGCAACGGCATCGCCATAGCCCAGCTTCACTTCTATGGCATCGCCACGGCGGATGATTTCGGTGAGGTCGGTTACATTCTCATCCTTCCACTTGCGCTTGCGCCCCAGCGTGATGGTGCAGGTGTCGGTGAGCGTGTGCAGGCTCGTTATTACCTTACAGGCATTCACCTGGCTAAAGCTGATACGCTTGCCCTGTGCAGTCGTTATTTGTATGTCGGCAGCCAGACGTTTCATAATTTTATTAATTTTGAGGCCATGAAACTCATTAGCATTTTTTTAATCATCGCTTCTGCCTGCCTTTTCCAGGCCGACAGTCCCATTACTGCCGATTGCATGTGCAAGGAGATTCCCTTGTACGGCAAAGTGCAGGTGGTGAATAGTTTTGCTGATTTCAAAGTAGAGGTGGTTACCAGTTTTGAAGACCTGAAGGTAGAGAAGGTTATCACTACTGCCTTCAAGTGTGGGCAATGGGAGTTTGTAAATACCCAGCCCGACTTTACCATCGAATATGTGACCATCGCTGCTGATTTCAAAATCCGGTTTGATAATAGCTTCCCTGGCATCCCTTAATCCTCCTCAATTTTAAATAAATCCACATCATCATCGCTCATTAGTGTGATCTTAAAATCCTGTACATTCAAGTATTTCGCCTCCGTTTGCTTAAAGGTAAAATCACTAAACACCACCTTCGATACATCAAAAAAACCTAAATATGCTGATGATACCTCAATACTATCTTCGGCCTGCAAAAGGCTAATAAGCGTGCGCAACTGCTCCACAGGGTAGGCTGTAGGTTTGCCCGGGTAAGTATTGATAAGTTGGCCACTGATGGTAATGGTGTAGTCCTCGGCTTTTATAAATTCCTTAACTGTGCCACGCCGCCCGGCCAGGGCAGTGCTTACGATGGTGTTTTTGCGCGTAAGGTCAATTTTAGCCCCCGACAGCGTGGCGGTAATCTCACCAAACTTAAAGCTGATGGTATTTCGGTCGTCCTGCACGTAGGGTGTTTTGGCCGGTGCTACCTGCAGCATCTCTTCGAGAGTGAGCACCTCAGGGCGGGTAATCATTCCTGTAGCGTAGTTTGCCGCCTTGTTGGCACCTACACCTACCGACAAGCCCCACCAGGCGGCACCGCGCAGGGCGTTGTAGGCCACCTCGCGGGGATTCAGATTATTGGGTATGTTAAAGCGGAGTATGGCCATTACACAGCATAGTTTACATCGTTAAGCGCCAGTTGCAATGCGCTTTTTAGCTTGGTCATAAAGTCGTCGGCATCTTCTACAGTCTCGCCTGGCTTGAAGATGTTGTTGTTTTCGGCTATCAGGCTGTTCAGGTTGATGGTGATGTTCTTTACCTGGCGGCCACCGCCGGTGATGGTATTCAGTTGTTTTTCAGCGGCAGTAATGCCCGATGGGTCAATCACACCGTCAGGATTTAAACCGGTTGATAGTCCTGTCCCTGAAAACTGCATGTTGCCCAATGCCTTCATAACTCTTTGTTGCTCATCTTTAGCCCTTTTATACCCTGTTACTTTATCAAGGTAATAGGCACTACCATTACCAAAATAGCTCCCCGAGTTGTAAAGGCTTTTTTCTATCTCCTCACGAATATCAGCAGCCCTTTTATGCAGCTCATTGGGGTCGAATTCAAATGTTTCATCAATCGCCTTGGTAATCATTTTGCCGGTTTTAGGATCAAACATTTCTATCGATCCTTGTTTTTTTAAGGATGCTTTTAAATCTTCGACCTGCTTTTCAGCAATATCATAAGCCATCTGATTTACATCATTATCAACGCCGGATGTCTGTTTATATAAATCTTCTAATACCGATTCCTGTGCCTTTACTCTTGCTTTTTGGGTAATCTTACCTATAAGCGTATCGTAAGCATTTGACAGGTTATTGGTGTTGGCGACTTCATCCAACATCTGCTGGTTCAGGTCGGGATACATATCTTTAAGCTGCTTTACCAGCCTGTTGCGTTCCTCGCTCTTTGGGTTGGTTTGTTTTAGCTTTTGAAAAATGGCATCCAAACCCATCTTTTCGTTGGAATAATACTCTTCGCCTACTTTTTTTGCCCTTTCAAACGACTTGCTTACTTCATCGGTTTTTTTGCGAAACATAGTAAAGTAGGTAATTGCCGTAATTACTATCCCCACCAGCGCGCCAATTACATTGGCTTTTGTGGCCAGGTTCATTATCCTTATCGACCTAATAAGACCTTTAATACCACCTGAAAGCCGAATGCTCATCAGCCGGGCTATGGCTGCTCTGCGGGCAAATAGTATCATTACCTTGTTGGTTAAAAAAATTGATGTTTTCAACGAAACAAAGGCAATAGTTGCTATCTTGATTGTTTTAACAACATCATCAAAATTAGCATCCAAAAACTCAAACATGCGTTTGAGTGGGGGTACAATTTTATTGATGAGGTTTACCACGATACCACCAATTTTTTCGCGCAAATCGCCCCAAGCCATGGCCATTTGCTGTGCCGGCCCCAGACCTGCCTCTGCGGCTCGTTTTGCCGAGCCTCCAAACTGGCTGTACAACTCATCGAGCATAAGCATCTGTGCCTCCTGTATTTTGCCGGCATCCACCAATCCGTAAATGGCATCTTTTTGCTCCTCGGTAAAGGTAACTCCTGAACGCGCCATCATTGTGAGGCCGGTCTTGGGGTCGTTCAATGCTTTGCCAACCTGTACTACAGAGCTTTTTAGGTCGGTACCCATCTTGGTTGATAAATCAAGGATTGCAGGCATGGTTCTGTCAAACACTTCACCGCCTACTTTCTTAAAGGTCAGCAGCATGGCCTGCGCCTGGTTTATATCTTCATCACCAAACAAACTAACTTTTTGTAAGCCGGAAGCCTGCTTTTTAAGTTCGTCATAAGTTTTTCCGGCGGCAAAGCCGGTACTTTCCAGAGAGGCTTTGAGCGCGGCATTGGCTTTTTCCTGCACTTCATAGAGCTGGGCGCTGCCCTTTGCGAAACGCATTAATTCGCGGCTGGCGTAGGCAATGCCAATATCTTTTAGCGACAATCCTGTAATGAGTTTTGGCAGCTCACTCATTCGACTCATAAACCCTTTGGGAGGGAGGTTTTCTAACTTACGGAGTTGGCGTTCGGTTATTTTTATTACCCCGTTCAAATGCCTTACCTGGGTAGTGGTTTTTGCGAATGCCCTCTTTTGATCCAACGCCGCCAGCTCTCCTCTTAAATCGGCAATATTCAAAGGTAGCCGCCGTGAGGCAGCACTGGCCTTCATGGCATTGGCACCATACCTGTTCACCGATGCATCCATCCTGCTCAACGCTCCGGAGATGTTATCACGAAGCTGAAAAATGTATGATACTACGTTTTGTGACATTTTTTTTATCTTTGCGCCATGAGTTGGATACTTGGTATTTTATTCGCAGCATTGCTGATCTGGTTCTTTAAAGATTTCGCCAGGTATTTGCTTATTTTGCTCTATACCCTTGTTTGGGTGCTTTGTCTGCCTTTTCTGTTGCTCCGAAAGATATTTTATTGCAAACCTTTCCCCGATTTTTTCAAACTTTCTTAATGCCCTCCTGCATTATCCATCCTCCTTATTTCGGCAAGCCTTGTTATTTCTTGCACCCAATCATCATCAGATAGTGCGGAAGCATCTATCCCTAAATAATATCGTAGTGATGTGTCAAACAGGCCTACCCAATCCTCTATAACCCTGTTGGATGCTTCCGCTAAAGCTTTTTTAATGTAGCCTCCTTCACCTGGATCAGTTCGGTGAGTTTTTCTACAGCGGCAAAAAAGTACTCATTATCGGTCTTTATCTTATCATCACCATCTATCCAGCAGTTTTCAAGTATTACCTCGTTAAACTTCATCGGATCGTGTTGGCCAAGAGTAGTTGCCAAGCTCAGGGTTTTTCGGTCAGGCTTTTTTAGGTAACATATACAATCGTCAATCACTACCTCATGCACATCACCATGCTGATACTTCCACTTTGTTATCTGTTCTTCCGTTGCTTTTTTCATCCTTATTCAATTTTATGAACAAGCGCAGCCGGTTAATACCAACCGCGCTTGCAGTTTGAGACGCACGGCCGTGCGTCTTTACATTCCATATCATGAGACGCACGGCCGTGCGTCTTTACGTTCCTAATTCCACTCTATGTGGCTGGGCAGAAGCGTTAGCTTTACCTCCGTCTTGGTGGCCGCCTGGCTGTGGCTTACCGGGTTGTCGGTAAACTGGCAGTTGCGTATGCGGTGCGTGGTTATTTTGGTGGCATTCACAGGGGTGTAGCTCACCACAATATCGAAGGGGGCGATGTCCTGCAACCTGCCCGTGGGCGAAGCTGCACGTATGGCCTCTACCTCGCTCATCAGCAGCGTGATGCTGGCAGTGGGTTCTATGTTGCCATAGCCGCGACCTATGGGGGTTTGCCCCATGCCATAAATGTTTTCGATGGTTTGCTTATCGTCGTAGTCGATGGCGGTAATGCCCACCGACGGCACGCCGGCTATGTTTACCGTTAGGTTAGCCCAGGCCGGCTCAACGCCATTTATCAGCGGGGGTGTTCTTAGTCCGTTTATCATGGTTATCCAATTTTTGTGGTGTATCCAATTTTGATATTAAATATCCGGCTTACGCCTACCGGCACGTTCTTTATTACCACCTCTACGGTGGAGGTTCCCAGGATGTCCTGGTTGGGGTCGATAAGGGCTTTGTAGCCCGATAGCTCGCCGCGTTTTTCCATCTCTTCCAGGGCGCGGTTGGCCAGTACTTCGAGGTAGGCCACGGCATCGGGTGCCAGCTTGCCGCTTTCGGCATCTACACGCACCGGGCCACTAAGTTGCGGGGTTAGGTTGGCGCGTATGCCACGTATGGCTTTGTCGATGGTGCGCACGCGCTCTATGTAGTTGTAGTCGCTGGTAATCAAGTCAAGGTTGTGGCTGTCGTTCAGGTAGCTGCCGCTGATGCCGGTGTAGGTACGTAGGAATATGAAGCGCTTCTCGTCAAGGCTGCCGCTGCCAAACATTACGCTGTGGGCAGTGTCGGCAACTTTGCTGCCATCCACAAAGCCTGGAACGTCGATGCCGGCAGGGAACTTTTGCACCCAGCCAATACTTTCGTGTACCGAGGCCAGGCTAACTGTGCCCAGCACGGTGCCAATGCAACTGATGCTTTTAACCATGGCGGTTCTAAGAGCGGCCACAGCAGTTCCGGCATCTTCGCCAACTACCACACTTACATTAGCTCGCCCACCGCTGCTCATGTCGGTGAGCGCAGCCAGCGAAGCTACGTTGGCGGCAAACAGAATGCTCAATGGCATCTCCTCGGCCTCCAGGGTGGTAGCTATGGTTTGCAATGCCGTAATCGATCCGACAGCAAGATCAACAAAAGGATCGTACACAGCTATCTGCCGCATGTCGCCACCGGCTTTTTGCTGCATGGCTTGCACCTCATCAAAATCGTTGGCCGATTCTACTACTTCGTAAATGCCCACGTACACCTCGGCACCCGCATTGATACGGAATACCTCGCTAAGGTGAAGGTAGAGCACTTTCATATCAATAACCAACGCATCGGGCTTAATGCCCATGGCCTTGGCCTCGCTAAGCGAGCTTACTTTTATAATCCGGTTGTCGGCAGCAAAGCCGTCAACGCCGTCCTCGGCGGTGGGCAGCGCATCGGTGTACATCAAAAACCCGCTTACGTGGTCTTTGCCGGGCAGCGTTACGGGTATGCCGCCCTGCCCTTTGGTGAATGTTATTTTTCCCATTACTTACTTGTTTTTTGCAGTGAAGCATGCTTCACTGTTGGTTTTTTATTCATTTCGTCACGCGATACTTTGCGCAGCCGTGGCCGGGCGTTGTAGCTTAGATACACCTGGTCGTTGGGTTCGTCGTACCACACAGCCTGCACCTGCGGAAAGTTGGCAAATGCCTGTTTTACTTTGTCCATCTCTACTTCTTTTTAAAAATGATTAGTTTCAGGGCGGCAGCGCCCAGGTCGGCAGCTTCGTCCACCATGCCTTCTTTGTCGGCAGCCAGGTAGGCCTCGGCCAATTGTATAGCCTCATCGGCCAGCTCGGGCTGCTTGCGGTGCAGGGCATCGTAGCCGCGCCGCAGCGCAAGTTTTAGCGCAGGGCCGTCGAGCATCTCTACTACGCCGCGCGCCTCTATCTTCTCGTCAAGATTAGCGGCCAGCGCGTCTATTACTTCGTAAGGTTTCATTGTTGTTATCCGTTAGTCGTTAATCGTTAGTCGTTAATCGTTAGTCGTTAATTGTTAATCGTTAATCGTTAATCGTTAATCGTTAATCGTTGCTTATTGCGAGCGAAGCGAAGCAATCTGCTTCATTTCACCCACTGCCGCGCCGCAAGGCGGGATGATAAAAAATAGGTGCGGTGCAATCCTAAGCTATTATGGTTTAGGCTAAGACAAAACACCTATATCATCAATATCATAAAAGGCCAAGCCTCTTTTCAATTTCAAATAGTTTCTCTACGGTAAGATCATGTTCGTAATTAAATAGGTCGAACCCATCTAATACCGTATCCCATCGCATGCTGTAGCATTTGCGGGTGTCATTTAAAATAATAATCAATTCTTCTTTAGTCGTAGTAGTAAGTTTTTTAAACTTGTAAAAACATGGGCCGTCATAATACGGAACTTTAATATTCCTTCGCTCACATTCACTTTTAAAATCACCGAAATCAAAGCTCCCCTTAAATGCAAGCATTACATTTTCATTAAAATAACCTTTCCCCTCCTGGAGAATTTTTCTAATCATCCTGCTTTTCCATCCAAACGATATTTTTCGCCCGCCATCAGCAGCATATTGCAGCGTAGCCTTGTGCCGTGCCGTGCGCCCTGTTTCTTCAAACTCCTGCAGAAAGGCCTCCTCGGTGGCGCCTACGGCGGTTATCTCTATGGCCGGGTGGCCGTGGTCGCGGGTGAATTTTACAAGTGCCATGGTTAGTTTCTCCCTCTGGGTTGGTATTCAATGTGAAGATGATCCTTCTCAAGCACCACGTCGAAGTCGATGCCGAGCCGCTCTTTGATGTCGCTCTGCACCTTGCGGCAGATGCTGTCAGTAAAGTAATGTGTGCGCATATCCACAGCACAGCCGGCATAGTGCAGCGAAGTAGGTGCGTGTTTGCTGTCGTTGCAGCTCGTTATCACCAGCTCCTGCCCGTACACCTTGTACACCTCTGCGGCCACCTGGAGTGCAAAGAGCAGTTCAGGGCGGATGCCGTGTAGCTTTACTGTGTTGTCTTTGAGGCGCACGCTATTTAAGTTTTATGATTTCAGAACTAAACTCAGCGCGGCTCCATGAATAGCCACGAGGTACGTCGTCGTCGATGTATTTTGTGGATGAATTAGTACCCATGTAGCGGACAGCATAGAGTTGAATTTCGCTCACATCATCAGCAGTTATCAGCGCACGGTTACCGGGTTGATTTTTGGCTTTATTGATATCGGTAGTCTTAATCACACCGCCTATCTTGCACATGAAGCGCACCCCGTAGTCGGCTGTCGTTTCAAGATACAACCCACCTGCGTCTTTTACAATTTGGTAATATTTCCCTACGAAAACAACGCCTGCGTTTGCGTTGAAGTAGTCGCGATCTATCGCTACCGTATGCGTAGCAGTAACCACACTTCTATCCCAGGCCGACTGCCCGGTAGCGGTAAAGGTTACGCTTGTTTCATCGTTTTCTGAAATAGTATAGATGTAGTTCGTCCATCCTTGCCCCGTTACCCAGCGTTTGGCCTTTTGTAGCGTGCCACCTCCGGATTTGGTGAGGGCTACGTTCTTCACGTTCTGCTCGTCAACTTTTATAAACAGCTCTTTGGTATCCTTCACCTTTATCACTGTTGGTGCCAGTATGGCGAGCTTCACAGCCGCCAGCTCTTTGTCGATCATCAGCGTGGCTTCACCAGCAGCAAGCGTCACTTCGTAGGTATATAACGATAGTGGATGCCATGTGAGGGTGGTTTCATTGGTAGTTAAGTAGTTATAGGCCTGCCCTGTGAGCTTGTAGAAGCGTCCGGTTTGCGCATCATAGATGCCTACCTGTATCACCTCGCCGGGCGAGAAACCGCTCACGCCGCTGGGGCTGTCGTTGCCCATAGCAGCAACAAACACCGGATCGGAATAGAGCCTTGTGGCTCCGTAGCAGCGGTTGGCTGATCCGTACACGAATATGTAATCCTCTGCATCAGCAAACTCGGCAGTGATGCCTGATACTTTGATGAACGTCGGGTTAGGCTCCGTTTGCCGATACAACAGTGCCGGATTGGGTGGCTGCGCCGATAGCGTAAAGGCGAGCATTACAAAGAAAATTAGCAATTTAAACGGTTTCATTGTCCTTTTGATTTTTTGTTAATATTTCTACTTTTCTGTTGAGCGTTTTGTTGTCGCTGCTCAATTTCGCGAGTTTATCACGCATACTGTCAATCTCTACTTTGAGCGACTTATTCTCAGCGCTTACCTTGTCGATCTCTGCTTGAATCACTGTTAGCTTTAGCGCATAGCTCTCAGCCAGGTTGCGCCAAATCTCTACCGCTTTCTCGATGTTGTCCAGCTCTATGGTGCGCACTTGAGCAATGTTCTTTCGCCGGCCAAAAATCCACCCCGTCAGGCCTGTCACCGAGCTAAGCAGCGCTGTAATGATTACTTCCGTCATCCTTTTGTTTTTCAAAGCGTTTTTTGTTATAAACCCCCGCCACGAGGGCGGGGGCACTTACACCTTCGGGCTACTCGCACGCTTTCAACTGCACTTTCACCCTTTCAGTTATGGGTTTTTACGTTTATGCTGTTTGCACAATGGGGATCACCCCTTTGGCATCAGCCCATCGGGCACGGCCACCGGCACGCACCAGGGCGCTGTAGATGTCGCCGTAGTAGGTGGGGTCGTTCACGTTTTCAAACATCTTTATCTCACCAATGGCCGATTCTACCATGTCTTTTTGCCAGCATATTGCGGCATAGCCATGCGTGGTGGCCTCGGCAGTTGCGGGAGCTACTACCGTGGGGGTAGCTTTGGTCATCAGTGCCACGCTGCTGCGCTCCATTATGTTGAAACCATAAAGGCGTGTCAGCACACCGTCGGGCAGGTTGGCGCTCTTGAGCAGCTCCAGGTTAGCCACAGTGCTGCCGGCCATCTCGGCCATCAGCTCGTCGTACATTATCGACGGCAACAAGCAGAAGCGGTTCTCTTTAGGCACGTTCAGTTTGTTCATCATCAGCCGGGCTGCGGCCAGATCGGCGGATGAGAATTTCTTCAACGCCTGGCTGTTGGGCCCGTTGCCGGTGCCGGCAGCGCCGCTGGTGCTTATAAACTTACCAGCCCCCCACGCTACTGCTGTGTTGGCAGAGGCGTTAACGTTTTTACTCAGCCAGTCGAATATCATCCAGTCGCTGATAGCCTCGCGCAGTGAACGCACGTGGGCGCCCAGTACGCTTTCGATTTTATCGTAACTCAACTCCACCTTTTCCACGTCGGTAATATTTATCGGTGCGGTGGTGAACTCATCCAGCAGATAGATCACGTCGGTGTCGGTGCGGGTAACTACCGTTGCCGGAAGTACTGAGCGGTTTTTGGTTACCACCGGATCCGTACCGGCGTTGGGCATGTGTACTATTTTGCCGTTCACAATGTTGTCTTCGTCCACGCGATAGGCGTGTGCAAGGAACTCGCTGCTGCTGGCCAGTTGGTCGAGGATGTATTTCCTCCAGATTTCTTGATTCAGTGCCATTTCTTTAAAGTTTTATTTCGTTTCCATACTCGTTTTTGTACAGCGCCTTAAAGCGCTCCGGGTCGTTAGCTTTCATAGCAACAAGCTCTTTTGGCGCCTTGCGCTGGTAGTCGTTAAATGTCCAATCTTTGCGTTGATCATTGGAAGGTTCGCCAATCTCGTTCACCATGCGGCGCATGGCCGGCAGGCTCTCGATGATGGTTTTGCCATTGTCGAAGTCTTTTTCGAGGATGGCCTGGTAGGTTGCTTTATGGTCTGGCTTGATGCGGCCTGTGCCGATGGCACTGGTAAGCATGTTTTCGATAGCAGCAGCGTGTGCCTGCTTTTCAGCCTGTTCAAAGTTTGCTACCTTATCTTTCAGGGTTTTGTTTTCGGCCTCCAGGGCATCAGCACGGCTTTTTTCTGTGTCGGCTGCAACCTGTATGCTGTCGATAGCCTTTACGGCCTCGTCCTCGTTGGCTTCATTTTTCAAACCCAGCTTTTGAAATAGGTTTTTCATTGTGTTTGGTTCGGTTAGTAAATGATTGTATTGATTGTAATATACCTGTGCCTTGTTTTTGTTGTCAACATCTGCGGGCAGCTTCACCTTCACGCCGTCGAATATCTCATTAATGATACCCGCCTTCAATGCTTCTGTGGCAGTGAGCCAATGATCCTGTCCGTCCATGTATTGTGCTTTCACCTCATCCACGTTGAGCTTCATGCTTGACGCTAAAATGTCAACCAGAATGTTTTCGATCTTTTCCATGTCAGCGGCAGCGCGTGCTATATCGCTGGCATTGCCATAGCTGCCCCCCGAGGCACGGTGCAGCATCAGCATTGCATAGCGGTTCATCTTTACTGGCTTGCCGCACAAAGCTATAATAGCGGCCATGCTGGCAGCTACTCCGTCGATGTAAATGGTGATGTTTGCCTCGCTGTTGCGAATCACATTAAAAATAGCGATGCCCTCGAATACATCACCTCCGTTAGAGTTGATGTGTACGTTGATATTGCTGTAGCGACTTTCGGCCTCGGCAAATTCACTGGCAAAGCCACGGCTGTTCACATCCTCTTGGTAGGAGCTGATGTTGCCATAGAGCAAAATTTTGCAGGTATCTGCCGAGATAGCCAATATGTTGTAGTACTTTGTCATTTTGTAATTTGGTTCGCAAGCCGCTTCGCGACCTTCGCAAATGATTTACTTTTCGTTTTGGTGGTATTCTTACCACTTATTTTTTGCGCCGCTTAAATCGCCTTAATTTTGATCGTCAATTGATGCTGCAAATATGCAACACCCAATCCCACAGCGCGAATTTCTATTACACCATTGTGTTAAATTAACACAATGGTGTAGTTAAATTAACACAATGGTGTAATGATGTTTCGCGCCAGGAGCCGCCCAGCGCTATACTTGCAGAAAGATTTACAAACAAAATGGCACAATTCAGTAATGCGGAGCGTGAAAACAAGATCAGCTACGCCAAAAAACTCTATGTAAAAGGCTTCGACTACCGCACCATTGCCGATATGCTCGGCGTGGCGGAGGTAACGGTAAGTAAGTGGTCGGCTGAGCGCGACTTTGAAACCGCACGCCGGGCATCGCTAATTAGCCTGGGCGAAATACGCAACGCCATCCTGAACACATACGACCAGATGTCGCGTGGCGAAAAACCCACATTCTCGCCCGACCAGATCGTTAAACTCACCTCCTCGCTCGAAAAACTCTCGCCGGTCAAGAAATCCCTGGCCTGGGTGGCAGAGGGTTTCGACCAGTTGGCCGACAGCTACCTGGCCGAAGTGCAGCGCACCAAAAGCGAAAAGGGCAAGCAGCGGCTTTTCGAAGAGCTAAAAGTTGTTCGCCGACACATGGACAAGGTGATGGATCGCATAAATAAGGAGGTGCTGGATGGATAGTACGAAAGAAATACGCTCTCGCTTCGCCGCCCGTTCGCAACAGATATACGAAAGCACCTGGCAAAACTTCGTGCAGGAATCCGACGAAGACAAACAAAAACGTATAGCCTCGCTCTTAAAAGACTACGGGGCTTTCGTTTCGTACTACTTCCCGGCATGGGCTACCTCTGGCAGTGGCAAATTCCACATTGCCGCCGCCAACCGAACCGCCCGCGAAGGCAAACTAATGGGCGTGTTCGAGTGGGCACGCGGCCACGCCAAAAGCACCCACTTCGACATTATGATACCGCTGTGGCTGAAAGCCAAAAAGATGCTGCACGTGATGGTGCTGGTAGGCAAAAACGAAAAGAACGCCCAGACACTGCTTAGCGACCTGCAGGCGGAACTGCAAAACAACCGCCGCTACATTGACGACTTTGGCGAACAACTGCTATGGGGCAACTGGGAGGATGGACGCTTTGCCACCCAGGACGGTTGCGGCTTTTTTGCATTAGGGCGCGGGCAAAGCCCCAGAGGTATTCGCTACCGCCAGCACCGGCCAGACTATATAGTACTCGATGATGTGGACGATGACGAGCTGTGTCGTAACCCCGACCGTGTAACACAGATTACCGACTGGGCGCTCAAAGCCCTCTACTTTGCCATGGACATGGGCAGAGGCCGGTTTATAGTAGTAGGCAACCGCATTAGCCACAATAGCCTGGTGGCTCGCCTGGCAGATATGCCCGGCGTGTACCACGACCGTGTGAATGCCATGGATGAAAAAGGAAACCCCGCATGGCCTGAGAAATATACCAAAGAGGAGATTCAGGCTGTTGCCGACAAACTGGGATACCGCGCCTCGCAGCAGGAACTGTTCAACAACCCAATCACCGAGGGAGCCGTGTTCAAGCGCGACTGGATCATATACGCACCGGCTCCGCGCATCAACACCTTTAATACCATCATCAGCTACTGCGACCCCTCATTTAAAAATAGCCGCACCAGCGACTACAAGGCAATCATCACCATTGGGCGCAAGGATAAGAACTACTACATCATCAACAGCTTTGTGCGCAAATGCAGTATAGGTGAAATGGTGCGCTACTGGCTCGACTTCCACCAGAACCTGCCGCCAACGGCGCTGGTGGGCTACTACATGGAGGCCAACTTTTTGCAGGATTTAATCCTCGACGAGTTTCAGAAAGAAGGCATTACCCGGGGCTGGCAGTTCCCTGTAAGAGCCGATGCACGCAAAAAACCGGATAAGTTTGCCCGCATCGAAGCCATCAGCCCCCTGTTTGAACGCAACCTGGTGCTGTTTGACGAACGCCTGAAAACCTGCCCAGATACCGAACGCCTTATCGACCAGCTTCTGAGCTTCGAGAAAGGAAGCCGAACCCACGACGACGGCCCCGATGCCGTGGAAGGTGCCATTTGGATTATCAACAACAAACTTCGCGAATCTACACCGCCGGTTTACCTAAAACGGAACCCGTTCTCCAACTCAAAAAGATTTTAGGGATGTAAAGACGCACAGACGTGCGTCTCAAAAAACAATATAAAACAGACAATATGAACACCTTCATCACCGAAACCGACTACGACGCCGCAATACATACCGAGATACTCAATGCCATCATACGCATGGACAACGAACTGCTTGAGATAATAGAACATCAGGCCGTGGAAGAGATGGCCGGTTACCTCGCCTCGCGCTATGACATAGAGGCTATCTTTAGCAAAACCGGAGCCGACCGACACAGCCTGCTGCTGATGTTTGCCATCGACATCACGCTGTATCACCTGCACGCCATCCACAACCCCGTAAAGTTCCCGATGGTGCGAAAGGACAGGTACGAGCGTGCCATAGACTGGCTCAAATCCGTGCAGGACGGGCAGATAAACCCAACAGGCCTGCCACTGGCTACCGACGCCAATGGCGCCAAGGGCGGTGCGCTGAATTATGCCTTTTCATCAAATCCAAAACGCAATAATCATTTTTAAAATGGCAACAAATACAACCCGGAAGGCAAAGGCGCCTGACTCTAACAAGAACCTGGTCATCCAGCAGGTCATATTCTCGCAACCAAAACGCGACAACCTCGACATAGCCAAATGGCGCAGCGCCATCAAAAACGCAGAGAGCACATCAAATCCAAAGCGTATTGATTTATACGACATCTACAACGATGTGCTTCTTGATGCACACCTGACAGCCGTAATCCAGAAACGAAAAACTGCTGTACTTACAAGAAACATACAGTTTGTGCGCGGTGGCAAGGTAGATGAAAAGATCATGGAGCAAATCGACAGCCCTTGGTTCCGCTCCTTTATTGCCGACGTGATAGATACCATCATGTGGGGACACAGCGTGTTTCAGTTTTACCGCCTGGACAAGTGGATTGCCTACGACCTGATACCACGCAAACACATCAACCCAATCAATGGGATGCTGCTGCGGTCACAAACAGATACCACTGGCCTGCCCTACCGCGACAGTGCTTTCCCTAACCTGATAGAAGTGGGCCAGCCACGCGATCTTGGGTTGCTCTGCAAGGCGGCTCCGCATATTATCTACAAACGAAACGGCATGGGCGACTTTGCACAGTTTGCAGAGCTGTTTGGTCAACCAATTCGCGAAGGCACGTACGATGGATACGATGAAATGGCACGCATAAAGCTCCGCGAGGATTTGGAAAATATGGGTTCGTCAGGGATTTTTATTCATCCCGAAAACACGCAGATCAACCTGATAGATGCACCAGACAAATCCGGTAACAGTGATCTGTACATCGACCTGATAGCACTATGCAACGCCGAGGTGAGCAAACTCATACTGGGCAATACCCTCACCACCGACCAGGGCGACAAAGGAACGCAGGCACTCGGCACAGTGCATCAGGATGTGGAAGATAAAATAGCCCACAGCGACCGCCGATTTGTGCTCGACACACTCAACTACGACCTCACCGACGTATTTGCCAGCCTGGGCATCAATACCACAAATGGTGAGTTTGTATTTGAGGAAAAAACACATGTCGATCTCTCGCAGCGCGTAATCATCGACATGCAACTGGCCAGCCGCGTACCCATCGATGACGACTACTGGTATGAAACCTACGACATTCCAAAACCTGAGAACTATGTCAAGCTGAAAAAAGAACAGCAGGAGCAAAAGCAGATGCAGCAACAGTCATTTCAGCAAAGCATGTACGATAAACCGACTGAAAGCCGCTTAAAACGCATCTTTAATTTTTTCGTTTAAGCCCCGGTAAGACGGGGCTGCATGCTGCTCCGCTTTCCGGGGCATTCGATACCTATTACCACAACCATAGCGGATGCCCTGTACACGGCACTACCGGCTTTGTTAACGTGGAACTGCCACAGCCCCCCGCCACAGGCATCGACGAAAAAACCATGCTCGAGATTTACATAGATGTGCGCAACAATGATAGGCTCCTGGTAAATACAGACCTCTACCGCTACACCCGCGACAACCTTACTGCGGCCATCGACAAAGTGTATCCTGGCTTAAAGTACGACCACCCCGATTTTGACATGGTCATGAAGCTGCGCAACAATGCCAGCCGCTTTGCAGGCTACAAAACCGCATGGCAGGTGGCCGAGCTCCGCGATGTGGACGATACCGACAGCATCAATACCATTAACAAAAAGTACAACACGAACTACATGCGAAGCGAGTACGAACACACCGTGCGCAGTACCCGTGCCGCCAAAAACTGGCAAAACTTTGCTGCTGATGCTGACCTTTACCCATTTTTGGAATACATGCCCAGCACCGCCGGCGAACCACGCAACGAGCATATGAAATTATATGGCGTAATAAAGGCTTTGGACGACCCCTTTTGGGACACCTGGCTGCCACCCGCCGACTGGGGATGCAAGTGCAGCGTGCAGCAATGCCGCAGCGACAAAGGCACCACCCAGCCACCCGAGGAGATAAAGCAACCACCCCAGGCCATGCGCAACAATCCCGGTAAGGACGGGCAGATTTTTACCGATAAACATCCGATGATTAGGGATGTGGGTAAAAAAGAGGCTAAGCAAATTGATGCTTGGATAGATGAAAACGATGTGGTGCTAAAATCGTGGAACGAATTTAAAATGTACGGTAAAGAATGGGCGTTGATAAATTTTAATCCTTACAATGGCGGTTATAATGTTTATCATCAGGAACATAAATTTAACAAAACTAAAGGTGGGATAGGTGAAAAAGAAGTTGGCAGTATTTTGATGGATAAACATGCCAAGCAGGTAGAGTTTTTGTCTGAAAAAGGAATAGATGTTAAAAAACCCGATATTGCTTTTGATGGAAAAACATGGGATATTAAAACTTGCGATGATGCTAATATTGAGACATTGAGAAAATACATAAGGGAGGTTGGTAAAAAAGCTGATAACGTAATTTTTTACGATGCTAAAGCTGATCGGTTCAGAGATGTAATGGACGCATCAGACAGGCAATTTGGTGCTTACAAAAAGGATGGAAAACAATCAAAAATGCCGGGCGTGTATTTAGTAAATTTAAGGAATGAGCTTATTAAAATACGGTAATAGCGGGCATAAAAAAAGGCAGATAACGCTCTGCCTGGGCTGGGGCAGTGAGGCGTCAGTCTCTCCACCGACTTATTTAACGACGCAGCCACAAAGATAATACAAACTATGACACCACAACAATTTTCGCAAAAATTAACACAACATGCCGCGCAGATCAAACATTACATTGAGCGCGATGCCCCGCGAATAGCGGCAACGGAAGCGGTAAACCACTTTAAAAAAAGTTTCCTCGACGAAGGCTTTACCGATAGCAGCCTGGTAAAATGGAAACCCGCCAAACGAACCGTGAGCAACAGCTACTGGTATGGCTTCGAGTATGGCGCACGGGTAGCCACACCCAGCGATCACCCGCGCCGCTGGCGTGCCAAAGGTGCATACAAGCCCCGCAAAGCCAACCCGGTAACAAACTACAGCCCGGCAGCCACCAAGCGCAAAGCCCTTAGCGGGCGCACCGGCGACCTTAAAGACAGCATACAGTACCGGCTCGAACCAGGACGCGCCATCATATTCAGCGACCAGGATTATGCTGCCGTACACAACAGCGGTGGGCAAGCCAGCGTTTTTGGCCGCAAAACCACCACCATGCCAAAACGCCAGTTCATCGGCGACAGCATAAAGCTGAAAGCTAAAATAAAACACGAACTCAACAAAGACATCAACCGCATACTCGGAACGTAAAAACGCACGGCCGTGCGTATCAATATTAGGAAAGTAAAGCCGCACGGCCGTGCGGCTCAACATACCAATATCAATACAATGGACATCCTGTATCAATCAATCGTACACCGCCTGCAAAGCAAAATTGCAAGCAAGCTATGGATAGACCTCGAAGCCGGACAAATAGACGCCCTCGACGATAACTACCCCGTGCAGTTCCCCGCCATTTTCATCGACCTGGCCAACTGCCAGTGGCACAACCTGGGCGAAGGCCACCAGCAGGGCGACATCAACATTGGCATACGCCTGGCACTCGACATCTATGCCGACTTCCACGCCGACAGCCCTACCCTGGCCGATGCCGCCCAGCAGCTAAAGCTGCTAAACCAGGTACACGCCGCCCTGCACACATTTGGCGGACACGTGTTGGAGGATGGTAACGGAGGCTTTTTAGATACGCATTTTGGCAAGCTCATGCGCACAAGCTTCAACACCGAACGCCGCGCCGATGGCCTGCGCGTTTTTAATATGACCTACACCACTGCCATCTACGATGACTACGCTGCCAAGCAATACCTTAAGGTGCAAGCGGTGCCACACGTGGTGGTGCAATAAAAAAAGCCCCGGTACCAGTCCGGAGCTTTTGTAGTAATAACCCTGCAAGGTTATAATCAGCCATTATAACCCTGTGGGGTTTTATCATGCCTTCTGTTCAGCATCCATACTTTTCTTAAACTTCTCAAGCTCCCACTGGTGCTTTACTTCGGCAAACCTGGCCTCGCCGGTGGTGGCGGCGCGCGATTCCTGCCGCGCCAGGTGCTCGTTGAGGCTTTGCTGTGCCGCCACCAGCATGCGCTGTTCGCCATACCTTCGCAGGGCGCTTAGCAGTTTGTTGCTGGTGAGCTTGCCAAAGGTTTCGCTGCTGCGCACATCGCTAAGCACCACCCACACATCTTCCATTTTTATCCAATTGAATTTGGTGGTTATCTCAACGGCTATGTCGATGGCTTGCTCTTTGCCCATGTCCTGATCGAAGTAAGCTGCCGTTTCTATCAGCAGCACAGCAAGTGTATTCTCCACTTTCGCGCTCCCGCGCGAGCGCGCCAGCGCCCCTATGGTCTGCTGCGGCGCATTCATGGCCTGCACCATGCTCATGTTGCCATATACGCGCACCAGCTCCCGGTTAGAGTTCCCTTCTGAGATCAGTTGCATTATGCCCTTTGGTTGCTTTGTCGGTAGCATATTTGAGATGTGTTATAATTTTTTCGAGTTGCGAGTTGATGAATTTAAGATCGAGGTTGAGCCTGAAAAAAGGATCCAGTGTGTGGTAGCGCGCCAGTATGCCCTGCCATACGGCCAGTGCTGTATCAGCGTCGGGATAGCGCCGCTCCAGGTAGGTCATTATTTCCTTCATTGCCTTGCCATCCACGCCTCTGAAGCGTGGCGCTATCCCATTGATGTGCTTAAAGTATTGGCTCCAGGCATCCACATATTTCTGGTAGTAGCCCGAGCTGGCCGTGCGCCTGGTGCGCATGGCGGCTATCACCTCTTTGGCCGCCTGCCCGAAAAGCGCACGGGTCATGGGCAAGCTGCCGCCGGCGGTGAGGGTGTTGTAGATCGTGTCGAGTTGCGTAGTGGTCATGTTTTTTGTTAATCGTTAATAGTTAATTGTGAGCGTAGCGAAGCAATCTGTCCTATTACCTACTTACTACCTACTGCTTACTATAGTACTCTACCCACTGCTTCATAATAGCGATGAGGCGGGTAAGCTCTTTTAAGTTAAGCTGGTTGAGGTGCTTGCCCGGGTAGGGGCTGTGTTTGTTGGTCATCAGAAAGGCATCGAAGGCCGCACCGTTGAAGTGCATCTTGTCACCCGTTTGCTGATAGAACCCAAAGCCCGCCGGAAGCTGGTACACAAAGCTGATGAGGGTTTTGCGCAGGCGGTCGGTGCGCAAGTCGGTACCGCTCATCTTGGTTTGCACCATGTGCGCCAGGTAGCCTATCAGGTTGTTGGCTTCGCCTATGGTTAGCTCGGCGCTGCTGCCGGTGCGCCCATCGGTAAATTGCCGCACCAAATCCATGCGTATGTCGGCATCTATGCCCAGCTTGTGCATCAGGCCGTAAAGTCTTCGGTTTTGTGCATCGGTGCGTTTCATTGAAATGATATTTTTTTAAATGAGGGCAAGAGATTAATGAATAAATTTGCAAAATGATGTTTAAAATTAAATACAAATCATTATGGCACACCGCTTAGTAACGGCAGCAATGGCCGACAACCTGTTGCAATACCTGATTGATAACTTTGCCATAGGGCAATACATTACCGTAACAAATGTAAACCAGATGCTGAAAGATACCGGCCTGGAGTTTAACGAACTACACGCCCTGCTCGATGAATTTGCACAAAAAGGGCTAATACAAGAACCTAATGTACGCAATATTGCGGTACACCTTTTGGTAACCCGTAAGCTCCACGAATTTTTTGAAACAGGTGGCTTTGGGGGCGAACTTAGCAAGCTCAAAACAGAACTTGCACTGCTACAAAACGAGCTTAACGGTATGGCCGATAAGCACGCACAAACGCTAAGTACTACTATTAACAACGTCCTTTCCATCATCAAATCAGTGAGTTTCGGGCTGCTCGACAAATATTAAAGTATCCTTACCGTTTGCTCTTACCCATTCAATTCTTAGGTTGTGTTGCTGCATAAAACGACTTAGCTCTTTTGTAATGTTGGTACATAATTCCAGGGCTTTGCCTGCTACCAGTTCTTCTTTATGCCCGCCCATGGCGTTAAATATCAGGCCTTTTGGACTTATTGCAATTTTATTTTCATTCATAATATTTTCATTTGTTGTTGTTAATTTAGTTTCTATATTCCTCATTGTTTCAGTGTTTTATGTTAGTGTAGTAGTTTATTAAAGGTCGGCACTACACATAGCCAAACCGTGTAGTTTTTCATTTAGCTCCACCTTTCAGTATCAATAGTTGGCTTCCATTTTCTGTGTGTTTATTTGCATTAATTATTGTCTTTACTGAATGTTAGTGGCAAGTTTATTTGCTTATAAACTTCCATTGCGTTTCATCAGGTTCGGCATTGTGAGCGTATCCATCAGGAAATTTTATCCGTAATGTCAACGGCTCTGTGTCTATTACCATTGCATCCCAATGCCTTTTCATTCCATTGTAATTCATTTCGTATTTTACTTTGTCGCCAGCAAATAACCCAGACACTAACAAGCGGTTAGCGTCATTGCCGTTTTCGTGTTTTATTGAAGTTTTATCTTTCATATCAAATTTATTTTTAAAGTTAAAATTTCGTGCTTCAAAGTCGGCAACGAACGCCAACCGCCAACACGTTAGCTAAACATCAGCATTTCAAAATAAATACCATGGTCCTGCATGATTTCGCGGATGAGGGTGCGCATGTCCTCTACGGCCATAGTTTCCTTGCCTTCGTGCTTGCGGAGGGTGCGCAGGCGGTTGTCGAGATCGAAGAGGATAGCTGCCAGCGTTCCGCCGGCTGCTGCGCTCTCGAATTGTATCTGCTCATCGGGCAGAGTAAACTTAATTGTTGCTTCCATTTTCTGTGTGTTTATTTGCATTAATTATTGTCTTTACTGAATGTTAATGCCAGTACGAATATGATGAGCACCAGCACGGCCATGAGTATGGCTATGCCGCTGATGTCCATCACGGTGTTGAGTTGCTTCTCGCTGAGCTGGTGCATGATGCCGTTGAGCGCAGCGGCACCAAAGTAGGCGGCTGCCAATACGACAACGACGCCGGTGATATGTGATATTCTTTTCATAGTGTTAACTTATAAGTTAATAATTCTTGCTCCATGTTTGCTAAGTGCCGGCAGGTCATAGCGCTTGCGAATACGTTCGCGCTTGTAGAGTGTGCGCAGCGACTCCACTTTCTTTTCGGCGTTGTAATTGCGCCGCAGGTTGTCGGCTTTGCTCATCATCAGAAGGTTGTGGATGGAGCAGTTCATCTGGTCGCCATCGCGGAAGGTGATCACCATGCCGCGAGGGATGTCGCCGTGGTGCTGCTGCCAGATGTGCCGGTGCAGAAGCACCCATTTGCCCAACGACAGCCGGATGTACTTATAAGAGATGCCACTATGCGAATCCCGTCTAACGGAGATGGCGCCATCATGCCGCGTGTTGTGTGGCTGGTGACCGGGGCGGAAGCTGGTGCTGCTACCATTATGGCAGCCACGCTTGCCTTTATTCCATGCGCGCATGCCTTTTTCAAACCGGCCAAAGGAAGCCCGTTTTTCATTCAAGTTATAAAGTTTTAATTCCATAGTCTGAGTATTGCGAGCGTAGCGAAGCAATCTGCCCCGCTACACTCAGGTTTTTAAATGCTTGAAAAGTTCAGTTCAATGTTCTTGTACTCGCCGTTGGCGTCCTTCTCCCAGATGCGCGCGTAGCGCTTGCTGTTGTTGCGCGTGATGCTGTTCTTAATCAGCTCCATAGCTTCGAGCCACAGCGGGTGATTAATCTTGAGCCGGAACAGCCCGAGGATGCGCTTCACGTCCATGCGGCCTTTACGCGTTTCAAACGCCTGGTTGATGATCTGCTGCAAGTCGTTGTCCACGCCCTCCATCTTAGTAGTTAGGTACTGCTTGATCTTTTCGTGCGCCACGCTGATGAGATCGTCGAACTCGATGCGCTCCTGCACGCTGATCTCTATCTTCGCCTCGCGGTCGAAGGTGCTGATGCTAAAGCCGCCCTTGCCTTTGCCGGGCACGTCGTTGTCGGCCAGCATGGCATCATACACAGCGTCGCACTCTTCGAGCAGCTCTGTCTTGAACTTCTCCAGTTGTTCGCTTAGCCGTTTAGCGCGCGCCAGGTGCTTCAGCGTGACACGTTCGCGTTCTTTGTCGAGTTTTGGCACATATTGCGCGGGCACCTCGTTGCCGTTTAGGTCAATCCATTGTTTCTTTGCCATTTTTGTTAATTGTTAATTGTTAATGGTTCATTGCGATCCGCCAGCTGGCGGAGAAGCAATCTGCTTGCTCTCCCCGCCGGCTTCTTTTTATTTTTTGTATGAATCCGTGAGTTCCTTGGTGATGTTGTAAAATAGCTTCATAAGGCCGTTCACTGCTTCCATGTCGATACCGGATGCTTCAAGCTTGTCATAACTTATCGAAGCCTTTCCATCTACTACGTGGCTTAGGTTATTGATGACTGATGCAGTCATTTTTTGCAGCAGGCGCGCGGTGTTGTTGTCGATTGTTAGTTCCATTCTACGTCCCTTTCTGTTTGTTTGTAGTCGTGTCTGTCGGGTGGCCCCATGATGTTGTCCATCATTTCGTCGTCCCATTTGCGTATGCCGGCTATGAGCCACATTAGAGCCAGAGCAGCTATCGCTACTATGCCTATTGCTATGAGTGCTATTTTCATCGTACAGCGGTTTTATATTCGGTGTACAACTCAGGTTCGCCATGCAGGCAGCGCCCCTGGCGCAGGTTCTCCTGCTTCTGGCGTATAGCGCGCATATCCACCGTTATTAGTGCCCGATCGCGGCACAGCCGGTCGTATTGCTGTAGCGGAAGATCGGGTTTCAACTGGTTGTTGATGCTTTGAAGCACCATTTTCTTGAACAGAAGCTGTTTTTCCAGCTCTACGGCCTGCTCACGCCTTGTTAGTTGTTTCATGTGTTTTGTCTTTATAGTATCCATACTTTTTTATGATGTTCCAGATGGTGCCGCCTGCCAGGCCATACCTGTGCGCCAGTACCGTGAGGGTTTTTTCGATGGTAATGTCGCGCTGGCTCATCGCTTCAAAATCGGCTCGTATGTTCCGATTTCTCGACTGTTTGGCCTGTTGCAGCTCGGTCAATTGGAATTTACAGATTCTCAAACTCATATAAGGTTAGTTTTTCTAATTGAAGTCCCATTTTTCTGGCCAGCTTCACTGCCCTGTCGGCCTCGCCATAGTTCCACCAGGTGCGGCGTGCCGCCGTTATCACATCAGGGTTGCCAATGCCGCGTGCCAGGCAGTAGTTGTCCATGTCGTGTTTGCCGCCTTTGGCTTCTTCTTCGTTCCAGCCAATGTTGGGGATGCGATGCACCTTGAGCCGGCGGGCAAACGTGGTGTACTGGTTGCTGTCGTCGCGCACGGGTAGCCACGTGTCGGTGTCCAGGCCGCTGATGCGCGCTATGCGGCTGCGTACCTCCGTTATGCCTATGATGATGATGCCCAGTAGCCCCTCGGTAGCGGTGTAGAGGTTCTTGATGTGCCGGTATATGGCATTACTTAGCACCTCGCTCTCGTCGATGATCAGCAGCGGGTTGTCGCCGCTCGTATCTTCGGCCTCGCGCACTATCTTGTCATAAAGATAGGCGGTAGTGTATATTGCGCCTGGCTTTTTCAGCTTGGGTAGCTTTATCCCCATGGTCTGGGTCATTTTTAGCAGCAGCTTGTTCCAGGTATAGCGCCTGTCAACCTTTAGGTAATGCACGTGGCTGTGCTGCTCAGCATATTTGCGCATCACTACGCTTTTGCCTATGCCGGTATTGCCAACGATAAGCCGCATGTCGCTACTTTCCTTGCAGGCCGTAGCCAGGTTCCACATGATGCTGTATTGCCGCACCGACGTTACCAAATTGCTGTCGGCCGTGTAGTCGTTAAGCTTCGCCTCCATGTTGCTGATGAGTTTATCGGTAAACTCCTTCGAGCCACTTATCAAATCGCTGATGGTGCCCTCGCTGCGACCGAATATAGCAGCCAATTCGTTGTTGCGAAGCTTCTTTTGTTGCTGCATCTGTTGCAGCTTAGCACTTAGTGCAGCCTGCTTTTCTGATATTTGTACTTTTTTTGCCATAATATATAAGTTGTTAAAGTGAATAGATTCAGTCGTTGATCGGGAAATACAATATCTCGCCGGTATCCGGATGGGCCACCTCGCGGTATTTGATCTCTTTTTTGGCCTTCTCGGCCTCCTTTACCAGTCTTTTGAACTCTGCCATGGCATCGTCGCCGCGCAAGCCGGCTTTCTCCACCATCTCCTCTGCATTCAGTGCTGCTTTGTCTAAGCGGCCTGTTACCTTGCGCCCTACCAGTGGCTCTTTTATTAGCTTCTCCACATTATCGGTGTTGGGCTGCTGGTTGTAGAGGTTCTCCATCTCGGCGTTGCGGCGTTGGGCCTCGTCTATTACGCCATTCTGGAAGGCGCGCATCTTATTAAAGGTTTCCGTGTCGCCCTCGAAGGTGGCAAACATAGGCACCCGCTCTTTGAGCGTCCATACGCCGTGGTATCGGTCGCCCTGCCACACCGACACCGGCTGGCCGTATTCGCCTACATACACCTGCACGGTAGTACCGGTGGGAATGGCTTCCCATATCTCCACAGCCTTATCGGTGTCGTTGATATCGGGTAGGAAGCGGTATTTGTAGTTGTCCTGCTGAATGTCGATGCCATTCCTGGTCTTCTTCACCTCGTGCATGGTGCCAGCCACCCATAGCAGGGTAGCATAGTCCAGTTTCGGGGTCTTGCTCTCCTTTTCGTTCCAAAGTTGGTCGGGGCTTTTGCCCAGCGGCTGGTCTTCGTAGGTCTCGATGATGTGGCTGTTCCAGTCGCTGATGCACTCGTTGCGAAGCCACTCCGAAGCCTGTGCTATGCTGCGGCTGCTGCGCTTGCCGCTGTCAAGAAAGCGGTCGCCGGGGCGGCTGTTGCGGCTGGTGGCTGTGCGGTTCATGCCGTTCCACCCTTTGAGGTGGCGCAGATATACGTTGTCCATCATCCCTATCAGCGCTTCCACAAATTTGCTGCGGGCTATGCCCTTCTGGCTCGGCATTACGTGTATCTGGTTGTCTTCGCACCAGCGTCGCAGCTCCTTGTTGCCGGGCCCGTCGTCCATTTGTACAATATAAGGCTTGTGGCCGGCAGCAAGTATGGCGCCTTTTAGCGCGGCAATCATCATTTCGCCGCTTTCGCTCACACCCTGGTGCAACTCCTGATGCAGCAGGCTGAATGTGGCATAATCGAACACTTTTACTACATAAATATACTGCATCACGCCTCCGCTCCTGGGGTCGTACACATTCTCGTTGTGGGCGGTGCCATCTATGCCCCAGCAGTAGTTTTTCATTACCGGGTAGCTGCGGTCGATGGTAGGCACTACATTATGATAAAAACCGGCATAGCTGCTGCGTTTTAGCTCCAGGCGGTCGCGGTTTTCGCGCAGGTAGCCGCTTATGGTGCCGTAGCTCACCGGTTGGTACTGCCCATCGCGGCGCCACCAGCCATGCAGGCGGCCATGCTCCCGCACGCGGTCATATACCTGACGGTCAGTGTAGTTGCCATTGCAATAGATGCGCTCCGCAACGGCTATTTGTGCCTCCGTAAGGCGGCTGGCGTTCTTGTTGCCCTGCCGTTTTACCTCTACGGCTTCATGCACCTGTGCGCCATCGTTCATGCGGCGCACCATATCGTCTATCCATTGCGCAAAGCGTACATCGTTTTCGGGTATCTTCTTTATCAGTTGCAGCTTGGGCAGCACTTCGAGGAAGTTGGCTCTGAGGCTGCGCATCAGGCGGTTGTATTCGCGCTGCGTGCGGCTGGCGGTGCGCAGGCGCTGCACACGGTCGTAGAGCCAGGCAGCCACGGCACACAGTTGGCCGTAGCCCAGGCCGTCCTGCATGCTTATGGTGTACTGGGCATAGTAGCCCACATATTGCAGGCTTTTGGTGTCTATTTCGGCACGCAGCTCGGCCAGTATGTAGGCGGCATTCAGTTGTATGTTGCGGGCGGTGTTGGCCACAGCCACGTCGCTCATGTTGGCGCCGTGGGTGTGGGCCGTGTCCATCGCTTCGCGGTAGCTGGCATCGGCTATGTGCAGCGCACGCATTATCTGCTCGCGCTTGTCGTCGTCTTTTATGGATGATAAGATAATTTCGACCGGCTTCCCGGGTGCAGGATGGCCATTTGTACGCAGGTTTTTTCGCTTCTTCGCATTTTCATATTGATTCCTTGATAATCCTGAATTGAGCCACTCTTCCAGGTCAATAATCCAACTGTTTACTTTGTCGTCGTATCTCATAATTTTATACCTTTAAAAAGTGCCCCCTGTTTGTGCCCCCTGATTGCCCCCTGTTGTGCTCCCTGTTGCCCCCTGTTTTATCACTTTCACACATTTCGTTTTGAAATGCTGCGGGGTGTTGGCTGGTAAAAATGCTATGCGAAGCTGATTTTTTCATTGTGCGAAGATTTGGTATCCGAGCTTGTCGAATATTTGTTCCGGGAAGCGGATTCGATCCGCCACGTCTCGCTTGTTTCCCGGAAACCGCTACATTTGCAGTGCTAACCATTAAAATGTGGTGTATGCCTACCGGTTTATAGATGTAGTGCAGGTACTTGAGGGCATTCGGCAGTCAGGCCCATCACAAGGTCTTCAAATTGAGCAGCAGTTAAAAACCCCTTTGCGCAACATGCTCCATGAGCATTCGTGCCAGGGCTGCCATTTGCTGCCCGGAGATTGGAAACACACTTTGCTCGTTTCAATTCAAGGCGAAACTGCCAGCCAAATATTTTTAGCCGTAAAAGTTCTATTGGACTTTTATACCTATGCCATGTACCGGGTCGAGTTGTTTGTTTCTGATTAGATGTTTTCATAATTATATCTCCTTTAGTTTGTTGCGAAGTTTGCGATCGGCCTCCAGCACGGCACGGCCTGCGCGGGTGTGGGTGTAGTTCTTTTGTCCCAGCACCCTTACCACGGTGCGCGTGCTAACGCCTGCATGCTGCGCCACCAGTTCGTTTGGCAGCCTACCGGTAAAGTTTATTTGTTTCTTAGCTTTCATTTTATCTATCTTTGACGTTTGTTGGCGACAAAGATAAAGACAAAATATTGACTTTTGCAAGAAAAAAGACAAAATATTGCTATTATTAAATCAAGATTATTGGAATATCTTGATTATAAAGGAATTAAAAGGCCAGAATTTTGCCGGAACAGCAAGATTAGTGAATCTCTTTTTAAAGGAATTGGGCTTAAAAGCGAAATTGGTGGGGATAAATTAGTCAGTATTTTGTCTTATTACCCCGAAATTAACCCAGGATGGTTAATCACCGGGGAGGGGGAGATGCTACTGGGCAGAAATGAGGAAGGAGCGTCTGGTCAGGAGCCGGCGTGCATCAGTTGCCGCTACCTTAAGGATGTAGAGCGCTACCAGGAGGATATAGCGCGTTACAAAGAAGACATACATGAGCTGCGGCAGGAGCTTCGTACGCTACGCCAGCAGCAAGAGCCTTCCCGTAAGCGCCGCACAGCATAA